TTGTTGGACAATACGATTATGAAGTGACCACTGGTGGATACGAATTATTTAAAACATATTTTCCAGATATAAAAGAAGTTGTCATCCCCAACTCCACTCACTTCTCTATGTGGGAGAACGAGTACAGAGTAACCCTACAGGCTGTAAGGGATTATATCAAGGCTTGACAAATACCTCTAGTTGAGGTATAATAGATACATATTATGGAGGCTAAGAACCTATGGCAACAGCTACAAAACGCGCAAAAGCACACGCAACCCTGCGTAAGACCGTCGATGAACCAATGTTGGATCAAGACAACTACAATGTTTCTCTAACCAACGCATTGGTTTGGTATCGTGACAACGTAGACGAAAAGAAGATTCGCAAATTCGCTTTGGAATACTTCGCAAAACTCGGCAAGAAGAAAGAAGTTCTTGCTATCAATAAAGCAGATGACTATGATGTACGCCAGCTTGGTGTGCTCTGTCGTCTCGTGTCAAACGATAATGTACTTAGCGATGACCACATGAAGACCATCGACAATATGGTTAATCATATCATCCGCAAAGAAGCATTACCCCAAAAGATTAAAGAAGATAAAACAGTTGCCGTTCCAGTGGCAACAGTATCAATCCAAGACCGCATGGACGAAAAAGCCCATGAACTGGCTGGTGAGATCGAAGGTGCCATCGATGAATTCACAACAACAAAATCCTCTAAGTTCTCTACAAAGAGTTACCTCGCTGCAAACCAAGTCGCAGCACCCATCGCAAAACGTATCGGTGACTTCTTCGCTGGACGTATTCCAGAAATCAAAGAAGCAATTGATGGAGACGACAAGCAACTGGTTGAGGGTTACTCCAACTTCAACAAACGAGAACTAAAGAAGTTCTTGACCTTCTTGGAAGAGATCGTCTCTGACTGCCAACAGCAAGTCCAGACAGCTAAGGCTAATCGTGCTCCACGCAAGCGTAAAGCAGCAAGCCCGACTAAGGTAGTTTCTAAGATGAAGTTCCTGCGTGACTTCGCTGAACTAAATCTGAAGTCTTGTAAGCCTGAAGACATCTTGACCTCCACTGAGTTGTGGGTGTATAATACTAAGTACCGCAAGGTTACTGTGTATAAGTCTGATGGTGGTACTCTGTCTGTTAAGGGTACGACAATCCTAGGATTCGATGTGAAAGATTCCAAGACAATGACACTGCGCAAACCAGAAGAATTCTTCAAAGGTCTTGCCATGGGTAAACGTGCTCTGAATGGTGCGTTTAAGAAACTAACAACCAAACCTTCAGCACCGAATGGTCGCGTGAATGAAGAGTGTATCCTACTCGGAGCGTTTTAATGATTTTAATTGACTACAGCCAAGTTGCTCTGAGCACTATCCTTACTTTCCAGCGAGAACTTAAAGGTACAGATTCTGAGGTTAAGAATCTTATTCGTCACGTAACTCTTTCCACTATTAAATCATACAAACGTAAGTATGGTAAAGAGTATGGAGAAGTTGTCATTGCTTGCGATGGTCGTAAGTACTGGCGCAAAGAATACTTTGAACACTACAAAGCCAGCCGCAAGAAGAATCGTGATGCGTCTGACCTAGACTGGAAACTTATCTTTGATACGTTGACTGAGTTGCGCGAGGATATCGCCAAACACTTTCCATATCGTGTTGTACACGTAGACCGTGCCGAAGCCGATGATGTTATCGCTTGTATGACACGTTGGGTTCAAGAGAATCAATTGGTACAAGAAGGTCTTGTTGAAGAGCCACAGAAGGTTTTGATTCTATCTTCTGATAAAGACTTCAAACAGCTACAACTCTACCCGAATGTGAACCAATGGTCACCGATGCAGAAGAAATACATCAATGCGTCCAAGAAAGAGATCAAAGAGTTTATGATCGAGCACATCGTGAAGGGTGACGCTGGTGATGGTATCCCGAACATTCTTTCTAAAGATGATGTGTTTGTTTTGGGCGAACGTCAAAAGCCAGTATCTGCTAAACGTCTTGCTGAGTTTATTGAATTGGGTTACGATGCTTGTCGCACAGATGACGAAAAACGCAACTGGAAACGTAATTCTGTGTTGGTGGCGTTTGATAACATTCCACCAGATGTTGACGAAGAGATAGTTACTACCTATCTAAATAACAAACCGAAGGGTGACAAGATGTCTATAATGAACTATCTCATTACACATAAGTGTCGCCTACTATTGGATGACCTAGAGGACTTTTAATGAGAAAATATCTGACCCAGATGCTTGATGAGATCAATAATGATCCAAAAGCTATTAACAATTACAAAGGCGATGCTGTACTGAAGTTGGCATTCGAGTATGCATTCGATCCAGCGAAGAAGATGATTCTTCCAGAAGGTACACCACCATTTAAGCCAGCTTCTGAGCCGATGGGCATGACACCGACTAACTTGTTTAATGAAATGCGTCGACTGTATGTGTTCTGTCGCGCAGACCTTACGCCACTGAAGCGTGAATCATTATTCATCTCTTTGTTAGAAGGTGTACACCCAGACGAAGCCGAAGCACTTATCGCGATTAAAGACCAAACATTGCATAAGTTGTATAAGAAGATTACTTCTAAACTCGTAACAGAAGCTGGATTCATTGCTCCAGTCGAACAGAAACGTGCGACATCTTGAAGATGAAGATAGAGAATTTCTTCTCTTTCTTCTAAGCCTACATGAAGATGAATTCAAGATGATGCTGGATAGTATGAATCAAGATGACGCCATGCGTGTCTTGGTTATGATACAGATGGCAAAGGATGAGTTGTTTGATGGCGAGATGGAAGAAGATGGGATGAAAGAAGCTACTGATTTAATACAGAAAATAATGAGGATGTAATGAATCCGTACATAACTAAATTAAACCTTTCTTTGCCATTGGCTGAGGCTAGGATTAGTAGCATGTTCGCTGACATGCCCAAGTTCACTAGACAGAGATTCGCCCATTGGAAACAAGCAAAGATGATCGGTTACGATGATCCAGATTTTGTTTCTGAAAAGAGTTCATCTGTTCTCGCCAATGAAGACTTAGATTGGTTAAAGAAAATAAATCAGGCAATTGTTGATGCTTATGGTCCAGATACTTTAATCTTCAACCAATACAATATCAAAGAACCATACAAAGAGCAGTTTAAGCAGATGCTCCCGAAAGAGATTCTATCTGTTTGTGGTGAATTTACAGTACAGTGGGCAAAGGGTGGTGATTATATTCAACCACACAGAGACCACCACAGAAAGTGTGGTTTGTTCTACGCTATTTCTAGACCAGACTGTGAGACGCGATGGTATAAAAAGAAAGTAGATTTTGAAGAGTATGACACTTTGAGGTTCGCGTTTCCTGATGATTTAGAAGTGGCGCACACAGAAGTTATTCGAGCTGGTAGTTGGTATCTGTTTAACAACCAACCATTCCATTCAGTACATAGACTCCCAAACATTATAGCTAATAGAAAGTCTTTTGTGATTGACTTTTATGATATGTCATATGAAGAAGTTCTTTCCAATATTCCAAATGAGGTTCTAAATGGAAGATATCCTGCGCAATAAACTTGCGGCAGTCTTTCGCCTCATTCATCATTATGGTTGGGATGACTTAATATTTACTCATGCTTCTGCTAGAATCACAGGCACAGACCACATCCTTATTAACTCTTACGGTCTTCGATTCGATGAGATAACTGCAAGCAATCTTCTTAAGATAGACTTGGCAGGTAATATTATCTCTGGTGATGGTGTTGTTAATCCTGCTGGGTTGGTCATCCATAGCGCGATCCATGAGTATAGAAAAGACGCAGAATGTATCATACACTTACACACCAAAGAGGCTATGGCTGTAGCTACAGATAAAGATGGTCTGTGGCCATGCACTCAAAGAGCGTTGGGTTGTTTACAAAGCCTTGCTTATCACGACTATCATGGTATAGTAGTAACTCCAAAAGAAAAACAAATACTGAAAAATAGCCTTGGTAATAAACGAAATTTGATTCTACGTAACCATGGAATTCTATGCGTAGGAGAAAATATAGAAAGTGCCATGGCTTCTATACGAGCACTACAAGTTTCTTGTGAGACGCAAGTGCTAATCGATAGGGATAGGGCTATACTTATAGACCCGAGTGTTATCGGTAACTTCAATAGTGGACACCTTACTGGTTTAATAGAAAAGAAACCTTACATGATCGCGTGGGACGCTATGTATAGATTAGTAGAACAAAAATACCCAGAGTTTAAATTATGAAACAAAAATGGATTGAAGCCTTCATGGACACAGCAGAGCGTTTCGCTCAGTTGAGTTCAGCGAAGCGATTACAAGTTGGTGCTGTGGTTGTCAAAGACAATCGTATCACCTCTATCGGATACAATGGAACACCTGCTGGATGGGACAATAAATGCGAGTATCGCTATGTTAACCCACAGACTCAGATCGCAGAAGACGTGACCAAACCAGAAGTCATCCACGCAGAAGCCAACGCTATCTCTAAGTTGGCTAAGTCTTCTGAATCAGGAGAAGGTGCTTCTATTTTTATCACTCACGCCCCATGCGTCGAGTGTGCCAAGTTAATCTACGGCGCAGGCATTAAGCATGTGTATTATCGCAACTCATACCGTAGTGAAGATGGGTTGAATTTTTTAGTTAAATGTAATATCGAAACGGAGAAAGTGTGAAGAAATTTGTAGCTGTTCTAATGATGCTATGTAGTTCTGCCTTTGCGTCAGAAACTATCAAGATCTTATCACCTTATAGCCCAACACATTCTGGCACACCTGCCATGTATAAGATTATCGATGAAGCTAACAAAGCGCAGAAGATCTATACCTTTGTGTTGGAGTTTCGTCCAGGTGGCAATCAGATGATCGCGCTGAAATCCATGGACTCAAACAGTCTTGGTATCATCGCTCCTGCGTTTGTGGAGAACGTTGCTTCTGGTAAGTTGGTTGAATCAGACTACATTCCTATTCATGCGTTGGGTGATGCTTGCTGGGCAGTCATCACCAATGGACCAATCAATGCCAACAAAGAACTAACAGTTGGTGGTGTTGGCTTTGGTAATGCTGCTCACCTAACTGCGTTGGCTCTTGGCGAGAAGTATAAGTTCGGCGTCAGATACATTGTCTTTAAATCAAATAACGACGCGCTTGTGAACATGGCAGGTAACAACGGAATCTTTATGGTTATCGATCGTTATGAATCATATGAAGCCATGAAGACTAAGAATCCAAACTTACAAGCCTTTGCTGCTTCTTGTCCAACTCGACTACCAAATGCACCAAAGGTTAAGACGCTGAAGGAAATTGGTATCGATGCACCGTATGTATTCAACATCACAGTGGCTCCAAAGTCAATGGATGAAACTCGTCGTAAAGCCATTGCTATCATCCTAAATGATGCTCAAGCAAGAGTTGGTGCCGATGAAATATTCAAAGCATCTGGAATGAAAGTGCCAAGCGAATCGGCTGAACAGTTCTACGTCAAGTCAGTTGCTACAGTTAGAAAACTTCAAGCCAAATACAGAGATGAAATTGAGAAATCAAAATGACTAAACACGAATGGTGGTCAACTCCAGTCTGGGATGTGAAGACTGGATTTGATTCTAAATTTAATAATGAACTCGCAGCAGAGATCGCCACCATTCACGCTGGTAGTGGTCCATTCAATCTTTGGGACCACCGACTGCCACGAATTATCGAACTGAAAAGTTACATCCTAAAAACAGTCGGTGACTCTATTGCTGAGTATTTACCAAAGTCCATGCAAAACGAACCAGCTATCTACAGAGGCTGGGTCAATAGAAATGGTCCAGGTTCTTCTCTGGCGATTCACAATCATGGTAGTGCATTGATCGCTTGTACATACTACATCTCAGCACCACCAGATTGTGGTGACTTGCTTTTGGTTGATCCGCGTGGTGGCGCTAACTGGGGTTGGGAGAGTGAGGGTAATATCATCGGTATCAAACACAAGAGGATCAAACCAACTGAAGGTAATCTTGTTTTCTTTCCAGCATGCTTGTTGCACTCTGTTGATGTGAACAGATCTAGAAATTTCAGAGTGAGTGTATCGTCAAACGTCGGTATATCTTCTACACCCAAGACGAATAAATAAGAGTATGGCATACTCTACAAAAGTTATAGATCACTACGAAAACCCACGCAATGTGGGCAGCTTCGGTAAAGACGAAGAAGGTATTGGCACAGGCATGGTTGGTGCTCCAGCATGCGGTGACGTGATGAAGTTACAGATTAAGGTTGACAGCGATGGTGTTATTAGAGATGCTCGTTTCAAAACATATGGATGCGGTTCAGCAATCGCAAGTTCGTCCCTCGTTACTGAGTGGGTTAAAGGTATGCATATTGATGATGCTGCTAACCTTAAGAACTCGGAAATCGCCGAAGAACTAGCATTACCCCCAGTAAAAATCCACTGCTCCATATTGGCAGAAGACGCAATAAAGGCAGCTGTAGATGATTACCGTAAGCGAAACGGCAAGTAAAAAGATAAGAACTCAACTCCAAAAGCGCGGTAAAGGTTTGGGGTTAAGACTCGGAGTTAAAACTACTGGATGCTCTGGACTAGCTTACGTATTGGAATACGTAGATGAACTAGATCAGAATGATATAGTGTTTGAATACGACGACTTCAAGATCTTTGTAGACCCAAAAAGTTTAGTGTACATGGATGGAATGACAGTCGACTATGTACGAAATGGTCTCAACGAAGGATTCCAGTTTAACAACCCAAACGAACGCGACAAATGTGGTTGCGGAGAAAGTTTCAGAGTATGATTACATTAACAGAAAACGCAACAGCTAAGATCGATGAACTATTGTTCGAGTGTCAAGAGAACTACCTACGAATTTCAGTACAGGGTGGCGGGTGCTCTGGGTTCACTTACTCATTCGTCTTCGATGATCCAGCCGAAGATGATTTCACTTTCGGTAAAGTTCTCGTCGACTCCATGAGTATTCAGTACATGCAAGGCGCTA